AAATTGTTCTTGAAAAATACGGCAATCTTAATATAGGTTTTCCTTTACCAAAAGAAATACAATCTGATCCTAATATCATAAGTAAAGTTCAAGCTCAAATTACTGAGATGAAAGTTGCGAATGAGTTAGAAAAAGAGAAGATGACTGGATTAAGGTCTATTGATACTTTAGATAAACTAACTAGAGAATTTTTAAACTTTAAGCATGTAACCAGTATGCAAATGGGAACAATCGGCGGTGGCGGTGAAGTTCGTTTAGAGTTTTTAGATGATGTTCAAAAAAGTACTGCTGTAGTAGACGGCAAATTTTTAAAGGATAGTTCTTCTGCTGGAAAATTTATTGGTGCAGATACTAGTGCTTCAGAATTTAGTGGTGTTACTGCTGGAACTATTACTGCAAGCAAAGGTGTAATTGTAGATTCAAATAAAGATATTGATGGACTTAGAAATGTTACGATAGAAGGTAATTTAACGGTTGAAGGAACAACAACTACAATTGACTCAACTACAATTCAAATACAAAACTCATTTAAGTTTGAAGGTGCAACTGATGATGCCCATGAAACAAACTTAACAACGATTGACCCCACAGCAGATAGAACAATAAGTTTACCAAATGTTTCAGGTACTCTTCCTGTTTTAGCGGCTGTAAGTGCAACACAGATAACTTCAACACCAGAAGAATTAAACTTACTTGACGGTGTTTCTGGATTAGTTCAGGCAGACTTAACAAAATTAGCTGCTATAGATGCTACTGCAGCTGAAATTAACTTAATAGATGGTGGTACTTCACGAGGCACTACTGCTGTTGCCGATGGTGATGGTATATTAATTAATGATGGTGGTGTGATGAGAATGACCACAGTACAAACTGTTTCTACATACATGGCTGCTGAAAGTGTTGGTGGTGGAAATATGGTAACAGTAGGTGCTTTAAATAGTGGTTCTATAACTTCAGGTTTTGGAACTATTGATACTGGCGCCTCTACTATAACAACAACAGGATTAATTAGTGGCGGCTCTTTAGACATTGATAATGTTTTAATCAACGGAACAACAATAGGGCATACAGACGATACAGATTTAATAACTGTTGCAGATGGTTTAGTAACTGTTGCAGGAGAAATATCAGTAACTACTCTTGATATAGGTGGAACAAATGTAACATCAACTGCCGCTGAGTTAAACTTACTTGACGGTGTTTCTGGATTAGTACAAGCAGACTTAACTAAATTGGCTGCTGTTGATTCAACAGCTGCTGAAATTAACTTAATAGATGGTGGTACTTCAAGAGGTACAACAGCAGTAGCAAGTGGCGATGGTATTTTAATCAATGACGGTGGTGTAATGAGAATGACCAATGTTGATACAGTATCAACTTATTTTGCTTCTCATACAGTAGGTGGTGGTAATATTGTTACTACAGGCGCTTTAAATAGTGGTTCTATAACTTCAGGTTTTGGAACTATTGATACAGGTGCATCAACAATAACAACAACAGGATTAATTAGTGGGGGTTCACTAGACATTGATAATGTTTTAATCAACGGAACAACAATAGGTCACACAGACGATACTGACCTAATGACAGTAGCGGACGGTTTATTAACTGTTGCAGGAGAAGTACAAATGACTACTCTTGATATAGGGGGTACAAATGTAACATCAACTGCTGCTGAACTCAATATACTTGATGGTGTAACAGCAACTACTGCTGAATTAAATCTTTCTGACCTTGCAACATTAGGAACTAGTGCGGCCTCAAAAGTATTATCAGTAGACGCTAATAATTTAACAATAATATCTGGTGCTGTATTAAACACAGAGGATGCATTATCAGATGGCGCAGACATTGCTTGGAATGTTATAAATTCTCCAGTTGCAAAAGTTACATTAGCGGGTAATAGAAATTTATCCGCACCTTCTGGTAGCACACCAGCGGCAGGACAGTTTGTTTCAATACTTGTAATACAAGATGGTACAGGATCAAGAACATTAACATTTAATGCTGTATATGAATTTAAAGATGATACAGCCCCAACATTAACAACTACAGCTGCAAAAGGTGATTTATTTACATTTAGATACAATGGTGCCAAGTGGTTAGAAGTAGGTAGAAACACAGCACTAACACTATCGTAGAAGTATAAATAGTAGAACAAGGAAAAAATATGGCCGTACCAAGTACAAAAGCAACATTAAAAGAGTATTGTTTAAGAGCATTAGGTAAACCTGTAATCGACATAAATGTTGATGATGACCAGGTTGACGATAGAATAGATGAAGCAGTACAATATTTTGCTCAATACCATGTTGATGGTGTTGAAAGAATGTATTTAAAATATCAAGTAACTGCTGCTGATGTTACTCGTATGACCGCAGATACATCTGAATCAGTAACATCTGATTCTGTAACTACAACATGGAAACAAGGTAATAATTTTCTTGTAGTACCTTCTACAGTAATTTCTGTTGTCAATGTATTTCCTTTATCTGACAGAGCAAACTTAAATATGTTTGATGTTAGATATCAGTTAAGATTAAACGACCTATACGATTTTTCATCTACAAGTATTGTGCATTATGAAATGACAATGAAACACTTAGATTTTCTTGACCACATATTAGTAGGCGAAAAACCAATGAGATTTAATCATCTATCAAACAAATTGTTTCTTGATATGGATTGGAGTAATGATATTAATGTTGGTGAATTTTTAATTTTTGAAGTTTTTCGTAGATTAGATCCTGCAAGTAATGTAGATATGTTTGATGACCTATATTTAAAAAGATACACAACAGCTTTAATCAAAAGACAATGGGGGCAAAATCTTTCAAAGTTTTCGGGTACTGCAATGTTAGGTGGAGTTACTCTTAACGGACCTGAACTATTTTCTACAGCGATTGCAGAACAACAAAAGTTAGAAGAAGAAATTAGAAGTAACTACGAAGAACCTGCCCATATGCAACAAGGATAATAAATGCCAACTAATGTCTATTTTGACACAGGCACAACATCTGAGCAAAGACTATATGAAGATTTAATTATAGAACAGCTTAAGATATACGGCCAAGATGTCTATTATTTACCAAGAAAGTTAGCAAACAAAGATACAATCTTTGGTGAGGATCCTGCAAGCTCTTTTGATGATTCATATATTATAGAAATGTATGTAGATAATACTGATGGATATATGGGCGAACAAGAAATCATTAAGAAGTTTGGTCTAGAGTTAAGAGATGATATTACATTTACTGTTTCTAAATTAAGATGGGAAACTTTAGTATCTAATAACACAGATTTACAAACATCATTAAGACCTAACGAAGGCGACTTAGTTTATTTTCCTACAACAAATGCATTTTTTGAAATACAGTTTGTAGAACACGAACAACCATTCTATCAACAGAATGCTTTGCCAACTTATAAGTTATCATGTACTAAATGGGAATATAGTTCTGAAAGACTTGATACTGGTATTGCTACAATTGATAGTACAGAAGATTCTTTATCAGTTGATACCATGCAGTTCCAATTTAGTTTAGAAAATGAAACTGGTGCATTTGTATTAGAAAGTACTATCGGTGCAATTGATTACTTTATCAATGAGGACTTTACAATGGCAACACAACAACCTGTGGATCAAGGGCAAGCCTTTGAAACTGCTGCAGGAACAAACACATCATCCACAACAGATGATATATTGGATTTTAGTGAAAGAAATCCATTTGGAGAGGTTGACGAATACTAATGTTTGGGCAACACTTTTATCATAAACAAATTCGCAATACTGTAATTGCCTTTGGTACAATCTTTAATAATATTAATATTAAACGATTAGATTCTAGTGGCAATCCTTTACAGAATATCAGAGTGCCTTTATCATACTCTCCTAAAGAAAAGTTTATTGCAAGATTAGAACAACAATCAGATTTAACAGGAGATGATTCTTCTGTAGCAATTACTTTGCCTCGTATGGCATTTGATATTACAGGATATGCCTATGACGCTTCAAGAAAATTAAATAAGAATCAGAGAGTAGGCGTTGTTACAGAAAATGCTGATACAACAAAATTAAATACTCAGTATTCTCCTGTTCCTTATAATGTAAATTTTGAGTTAAATGTTTTTACTGCTACTTCAGATGATGGTTTGCAAATTATAGAACAAATACTACCTTACTTTCAACCTGATTATACAGTAACTATGATTGAGAGTACTACAATGGATACAACAAGAGATATACCTTTTATATTAGAGAGTGTTAATTATGAAGATAGTTATACAGGCTCACTAACAACATTAAGAAGAATAACATATACTTTAAGTTTCACAGCAAAGATTTATCTGTACGGACCAATTAGTACAAGTGCTGTAATCAAAAAAGTTTCTGCTGATTTATATACTGATACATCTGATAAATCACCTTCAAGAAGTGAAAGGGTTACGGTTACACCTAATCCAACATCAGCTGACAAAGATGATACATATACATATACAACAACCCTTGATTTCTTTAATGATGGATTAAATTATGATGAGGCAACCGGTGATGACAAATAATTATGAGTACAATAGATGATAAACTAAATGAAGTTCTGAATATTACAACCCAGGTTATGCCGATAGAGGTTGTTGAAGAAAAAAAAGAAATCGTAATACCAACAGATAAAGATCCTGATATTGATTTTGAAACTGGTAGAGCAAATCTCTATAAGTTAATTGAAAAAGGCAATGAAGCAATTGATGGTATTCTGAATATAGCAAAAGAAGGTGAACATCCTCGTGCTTATGAGGTTGCAGGTCAACTAATCAAAACAGTTAGTGAAGTATCTCAAAATCTTTTAGACTTACAAGAGAAGTTAAAGAAGATTAAAGATGTGCCAAACACAGGACCCAAGAGTGTTACTAATGCATTGTTTGTAGGTTCAACAACTGAATTAACAAAACTATTAAAGAAGAAAAAGTAAATGGAATTTTTTAGAAAAGGTTTAGAAGAAAACATTACTCTTCCTCCTCCACCAACAGATGATGTTGCTGAGGCTAAAGAGGTAAAGAGAATTGTTGCTATAAGAACAGCAAAAGATGTTAAGTCAGTTATGAATCACGATAGAGTTCCTTTCTATGCAATCAGAACTTACTGTGATGAAAACGGATTAATATTTCACAAAGGTGAGTTTGAAGATGTAATTCAACAAGCAACACCTATTATTAATTATTTTAAAGAAAAATTTAACAGAAAGAGACCTATTGAAATAGATAAAACACTTAATACTCTACCAAGTGTAACAAACAAAACGGCATCATATCCTAGTGGTCATGCAGCTCAAGCAAGATTAGTTGCAAAGTATGTTGGAGGTAAATTTCCAGAACACGAAGCAGGATTAATTAAAGCAGGCAATGAAGGTGGATACGGAAGAGTACAAGCAGGTTTTCATTATCCTTCAGATTATGATAGTGGTAATCTACTTGGTGAAAAGATGTATGTATTTATGAACAAAGCGGATTACAAAAAATCAAATGAATAGAGTAGATCAATATTTAGGTAACCCTAATTTAAAAAAAAGTCATACAAAATCAAGGTTCTCAAAAAAACAAATTGAGGAAGTTGTTAAGTGTTTAGATGACCCAAAATACTTTATAGAAAACTATTTGAAGATTGTTACAATTGATAAAGGTCTTGTACCTTTTGAGATGTATGATTTTCAGAGAGGCATGGTAGATACTTTTCACGAAAATAGGTTTACAATATGTAAATTACCTAGACAGAGTGGCAAGTCAACTATCATTGTTTCATACCTCTTACATTATGTATTATTTAACGATAATGTGAATGTTGCAATACTAGCAAATAAATCTTCTACGGCAAGAGATTTGTTAGGGCGATTGCAATTGGCTTACGAGCACTTACCAAAATGGATGCAACAAGGCGTTCTCAACTGGAACAAAGGTTCAATCGAATTAGAAAACGGAAGTAGAATTGTAGCGGCAAGTACTTCTTCTAGTGCTGTTCGTGGTAGTACCTTTAACATAATATTCTTAGATGAGTTCGCCTATGTACCCAACAATATAGCCGAAGAATTTTTTAGTTCAGTTTATCCTACAATATCATCTGGTAAAACATCAAAGGTAATGATTGTATCTACACCACATGGTATGAATATGTTTTATAAAATGTGGATGGATTCTGTTAATAAAAAAAATGACTATGCACCTGTTGAAGTGCATTGGAGTGAAGTACCAGGTCGTGATGAGGCATGGAAAGAACAGACAATAAGAAACACTAGTGAGGCACAATTTCAAACAGAGTTTGAGTGTGAGTTTTTAGGTAGTGTTGATACACTTATTACTTCAAGTAAAATAAAAACAATGGCTGTTGTTAATCCAAAACGAAGTGGCGGATTAGATGTTTATGAAATGCCAAAACCCAAGAGTATTTATGTAATGACAGTTGATGTATCAAGAGGTATCTCTAGTGATTACTCAGCATTTGTTATTTTAGATGTTACACAGGCACCTTATAAAATAGTAGCTAAATATAGAAACAACGATATTAAACCACTTGTCTTTCCTAGTATTATAGAGAGAGTGGCAAAAACATATAACAATTCTTTTATACTTATAGAGATAAATGACCTAGGACAACAGGTGGCGGACAACTTACAATTTGAGTTAGAATATGACAACATGATGATGGTAACGCAACGAGGCCGTTCAGGACAAGTTTTAGGAGGGGGTTTTAGTGGTAGAGGTAATCAATTAGGTTTGAGAATGACTAAAGGTACTAAGAAGATTGGAACTTCTAATCTCAAAAGTTTAATCGAAGGAGATAAACTTATAATCAATGATTTTGATATTATTTCAGAACTATCAACCTTTATATCTAAAGGAAAATCTTTTGAAGCTGAAGCAGGCGCAACTGATGACCTTGTAATGTGTTTAGTTATATTCTCATGGTTGGCAAATCAACGATATTTTAAAGAACTAACTGATGTAGATGTACGAGGGCAGATGTTTGCTGATCAAAAGAACGCTCTTGAAGCAGACATGGCACCTTTTGGGTTTATAGATAACGGACTTGATGATCCTGAAGGTCGCAATAATTCGTTTTTTGATGATGCAGGAGTGCTTTGGCAACCTGTTTCTTATCGCAAAGGAGAATAGTAGAGTTTCTATATCATATAAATATCTAACAAAGGGTTATAACTAATACTAATAAACTTAATATTAAGGAGAACTTATATGGCTTTTCAAGTATCACCAGGTGTTCTCGTAACTGAAAAGGACTTAACGAATATTATTCCTGCTGTTTCTACAAG